AAAGTTCCGAATATAATAGGTTGCTGACCATCTTCACCGTCTAAGAAAAATCCAACAACCACTTCACCACCTTGATATTGAACAGTCCTTCCACAACCACCAACAGTTGTTGTGTTTGATGGTAAAAGAATATGTGCTAATGGAAGATCTTTATCGGGTAGATCAGTATCATTACCGTGATATCCAACTATACGAACTCTACATCTAAAACCATATACATCCTCGCCATTAATGGCCTTTACTTTTTCGTAGGCGTCACCCCACTCTCCTTTATCTGGATCAGTCACTTGACCAATCCACCATTGCATAGGATCTCTCCCAAAAAAATTAGTTGTCTGATTGTACATCTAATTAATCGTCATATACTAAGCATTCGGGTTCATCTGGATGTAAGTCACAGAATATCTCTAATGCATTTGGATCATGGTGATCTCCTGCTTCGATCTCTGCTTTATGATGTTCTGCATACTCTTCTAAGTCATGTAGTTCTTCCTTAGCATGTCTGCGTGCTGCAGGGTTTGCTTGTGGGTCGTCAAGGATTTGTTTATCCTTTTCGATATGATCTTCGATAGATTTCATTTGATTTCTCCTGTTTCTTTTATTTAGCTAGCACTAAAGAGATCACGAATTAATTTAAGTTGTGTCTCTGAATTGTCACCACCAATCATATGTCTTAACTCTGATATTAAATATAGACCACTAAGATCATTATCTTTGTTTGTTCCATAAGAACTCACTGGTTTAATATCTTTATCACCTTTTTTAAGAGGGAAGTAAAGTTCAAGCATTTCACCAGCTCTTAGATCGGGATTAAGTGGTACTGATATATTTAATGATTGTGAAAACAATAAGTTATTCCTAATATAAGATTTATTTTGATAAACGGCAAGTTCTCCATCCTTATTTACATTCTTTTTCTTTGATCCTTTTTGAGACACTCCATGATCACTAATTCTAAACATTAACCTAGATGGATATTCTTCAATTCCATCTAATAATTTTGGTGGTCTCTTCAATTTCAAATCTTTCACTGAAAAATCAACAACCTGTTTTGTTTGATTCTCAATATCAAGATATATTGTTTTATTTGCATACATTCCCATTCTCAAATTCATTCCAATATCATTAGATTGATTCAAATTATTTTTTAGTATTCTAAAATCACCCTCAACAGGTCTATCTGGTTTCTCATATCTTACTGGTTCTGTAACAAGATCTTGTTCTAATAATTTTTCAATAGATCTAAAATTATATCCATCTAACGTTTCATAGAAAAGAAAACCAAAACTTTTGTTAGACGCTTGTGACTTTGGACATAACCATTGTATTGTATCAAATGGTCTTTTTAAATTACCAACAAAGGTATATTTGTTAGTAGAACGATCTTTTTTTAATTTCTTCTTACTTTTAATTCCCTTCTTATCTTTTTTCAATAATTGTTCAACTATGTCTGATACATTTCCAGTAAATTTTTTATTTACTCTTGCAGTTTCATTGATAATTGCCTCCATTGAAACGAATTCTAAAGTTGCAATCTCTCCACCACCACCGTTCATAGGCATAACGTTTTTCACACTGTTCAACATTAGTTTTTGTTTCTTAGATGAAATTTTAAAATCTTTGAAACCAGAAATTTTGACCTCTAAATCAATATACTCTCCACCAAATATACCCTTTCTACTTATAACTTGGTCAACATCTAGAAACTGAAGAGACAATGATATAGTGGGACTCTCAATACTTTCATAATAATTAATGATTGGAGCACCACGAACTATATCATAATCTTCATCCAAAGATGACCCTTCATTAGGGATGAGTGTGCATTTTTTGATGATATACTTATTATTTTCCATTATTTTAAGTTCTGAGCGACTAGATGAGGTAAGACATTACTGCTAGCAATATTTAACTGTTCGTTTTTGATAGTCTTTAGAAAACTAGAGGCATCATCAGTCATCACAAGTTCACCTGAGTCTTGAGTATTAGGTTGATTTGCTGGAACTCTGACCGTTTGATCATCACCAATCTCACCACCTCCGTCATTATTTGCAACAACAATAATTGGATTATTATCCATAGGTTGAAAAACATTACTCTGTAGATTTTTATTGTCACTCTCTATTATTGGTTTAATAGATTTTTCTTTCTGAATGGCATTTTCTATTACAAATGCTCCTGCCTGATTTAACTGTTCCTTTTCTGATAACGAACTAAATTCAGCATACGCCTGAGGATCAACTTCTACTCCGTTAACATATGCTCTTCCAGTATTCAAATCAAATTCTGCGTCTAACTCTTGTTCTCTTGAATAGTTCACGTCATCACCAGGCCCATACTTGTCCATCGTATTTTGAAGATTCTTTTTCCTTGCATTATCACCGATGTAGTTACCATCTTTGTCACGCAATTTTTTCTTCTTTTCTTTTTTCTTTCTATCGCCAAATAAATTAAATCCACCTCTCTTATCAAGATCAAACATATTAGCAGTAAAGAAGTCAGCAATTCCTGTAACAGCTCTTGTGGGGCCTACTGTTTTTCCACCTTTCCGATCAAAGTCAGTAAGATTACCAGTCATGGCATCCATAAAACCCTGACCAAATCTTTGTAATTTAGTGCTACCTTTCTTATCAAAATCAAATATACCACCTGTGAGAGTGTCAGCAGTTCCTTGTGCAAAATCTTGTGCCTTAGTGTTACCTCTTTTATCAAAATTAAAAAATCCTCCTGTTAAAGAGTCTGCGACTCCTCCAACAACTCCTTTGAATCCTCTCTTTTCACCCTTTAAAGATGAATCCTGACCTTTTCCTTTCTTCTTACCAGAGTATGAGTTTTTAATTGAATCATAATGTTTTCCAACATCAAGTTCATATCCACCAAACTCTAAAGTCTTATTATAATTCTCTTTAAATCGATACAGGTTACTTTGTGGGCCATATGACTTAATCGCCTCTTCTCTAGTCATTCCTCTCATGACATCTTCTCTAAAGTCAAATTCTGCAATTGCAATTTTAGATTTATAAACATCTTGTTGTGCTTTTTCAAGTGGCACGCCTGGTGGTAAAGAACCCTCATCAGGTATAAATTCAAGAGTCGCTGGGTCTAATCTTCCTTTATAACTAAAGGACTCACTATATGATTCATCTTTATCTTCTGGATTTGTTGCATTAACCTCTTGTGGTTTATCCTTAGTCTCTCTCGATCCAGGCGTACCATCAAAATTAGTGATTTTTTTCTTTACACCACCAAAGAAATTACCGATATTATCTTTGATATCACCAATACCTTTTTTCACTCCACCAATAAATTCTTTACCTTTATCAGTTAGACCTAATTCATTTTTGAGATCCTTTTTAATATCTTCCTTCAAATCTTTTTCATTCTTTTCATCTCTGTTGAAAAATTTGGTAATAAAATTACCGTCTCCCTTATCACCTTTATCGCCTTTATCACCCTTACCTCCAAATAATGATTTCAATCCTTTAAAACCAGCCATCGGTAACATTGATGGTAATGTAGCGGCTCCTAAAAGAGGTGCAAGTAATTGTAATAGTCCAGCACCAAGCATACCACCAACAGCACCACCTTGTTTTACATTATCTTGAAGTGCATTTCCAACTTGTTGTGCAGGGGTGGGTTGAGGTTGTTCACCATCAGAGTTCGGAACTCCCATCTCCTCAAGTCTCTGTTTTCTTTCTTGTTTCTGTTCTGTATCTTCAGTTTCTAAACGTAAATCTTCCTGTACATCCTGTGCAATTTTTCTCTCTACAGTTATGTAATTATTAATCTCTTTGACTTCTAACTTTAAATCTTTTATGCTTTGTGTTATACCTTGAACATCAAACTCTCCAATCTCTTGCTTTAAATCTTCTATCGCAAATTTTATACCCTCAAGCGAAGTTTTAGTTTCCTCAATAACACCTAGATTATCCTCAGAAAATTCTAAGGCACGATCAGCCGTCTCACGAGCCTTAGTTACTTGTTCAAAGAAACTGCTCGGACTTATTTTACGTTGTTCTAGTTCTTCATCCATACCTTTGGACGCCTTCCGCTTGTTGTTTCTTCAGATTTTCAGATTCAATATATTCTTGAAGAAGAGAGATGTAAACGTCTCTTTCCCAAGGCATCATGTTTTCGAGCTCTGTCAAGCTGTATTTATGGTATTGCATGAGAGAGAAATTTATCCTGTAATAAGATTCAAGATCCTCTCTTGCAATACTCAACCGAAAAAATCGGCAAGGCCCTCCAAAACGACACTATTCTTTTGTTTTGTGTTGGGATTTACAAATTCAATTGTATGAGATAATTTAGGCATAGTATCAAAAAACTTCTCAACTTTTTTATATTGTTTTGAACTTAATTGACTTACAAAATCCATTCTTTCAGATGGACTATAATCTTTAGCATCCCAAGCATCCTCTCCAGTGTAAACAGTATCCATGCAATCAGCAACAACTTGAAAAGTCTTATCAACTACAGACTCTGGATCATCATCTACATTGAAGTTACTATTTACAAATTGATTTAATGAAGGATATTTCATACGAAGAGTCATCTTATCATCTAAGACAATATCAGTTGTATGATCCTTTGGTTTAGTCACCTTGATTTCATCTACATAAACTACAAGATCAACTTTTGTTGTCTTATCATCAGGACAAGTCACACTCATTTTGATATCCTCTCCAATTGACTTGGCACGAATATTTAAAAATAAAAATTCAATATCAAATGTAGGAAGACTATCAACATCAATTCCTCTAGTCAAAATACACTTTTTCAAAACATCTGTGACAGCGTTTGTAATTTGATTTTCGTCTTGTGATTCCAAAGCTAAAATCAAAATTTTCTCTTCTCTAACAAGAAAAGGTCTGTATTTAATTTTTTTATTTGATGATGGTAACTTCAACTCATATGTTGGAGTATCGATTGTTGGTAAGGGCATAATAATTTAATAATTGTTTAAGTGATTTTAATATCTACCACCTTGTCTTGAAGTTGTGGCGCCCAATGGTAGTCCACCCTGTCCACGAGGAATACGTTGGTCTTTTGCTGTCACGACACCATCAGGAGTATTAACAATCGCTTGATTAGGATCTTCATAATTAAATCTAGTGAAGAATCTATCATATCTAAATTCCACACTACATTGTAACACATTTGAGTCCCCATAGGCAACTCTCATTGATGTAAGATTAGTTGGCCAAATATTGACAAACTCATAAGCTGTCATTTTAGACTGATAATCAGATTGTAAAAATTGTCTGTTCAATAATGCCTGTTGTGCAGGGTCTTCACGGAAATCAGCTGATTTTCTTCCTTTCTCTATAAAAGTATCTTTTTCAAATTTAATAACGTGAATAATTTCTTTATAGTCGGCAGGATAATTAAATCGTGAGTATGCACTACTATTTCTCTTATTTCCTTGAATTGGATTGATATATGACATCCAAGTTTCTAAAACCTCCAAAATCACCATATCTGCATCACAATAAAAAGTAAGATTAAGTGGAGGGAAAGTTCTGATATTTGGAAACTCCTCTACAATACCCTGATGATGACCAGTTGCAAGATTAGTTTCAAAACTTGTGCCTGGAATTTCTGCTTGAGTGCATAATAGAGACATTTTTCTTTGAAAATCTCTACCTTGACTTCTTTTATTTGGGCCCATCAAATTAGGAACACTTTGTAACCAAGTTTGATAATTTCCAAATGAAAAATTAACTTGATAGAGGGTATCAAGAGATGGCCGTGCAACACTATCTCTAACATTAAAAATGTTACCTTTAAATATTTCTGATCTTCTTGGAAATAAACTATTCTCTGACACAATAAATAAATTTAAGTTGTTATTATTATATATGAGCTATAAAGGGATATATAGGCCTTCTAACCCTAAAAAGTATAAGGGCGATCATCGTAATATTATTTATAGGTCTCTTTGGGAGCGAAAATTTATGAATTACTGTGATTTAAATGAGAATGTGCTTGAATGGGCGTCAGAAGAATTTTGGATACCTTATAAAGATCCAACAACGAATCGTGTTCGTAGATATTTTCCTGATTTCTTTATTAAATATAAGGACAAAGATAATAACATTCGTAGATCAGTGATTGAAGTGAAACCAATGAGAGAAACACTTGAACCAAAGGTAACGAAAGGTAAATCAAGAAAAACTTTGATAAATGAATCAATGACCTATGTTAAGAATCAAGCAAAGTGGAAAGCTGCAAGAGAGTTTTGTGATGATCGTAAATTAGAGTTTAAAATTATGACTGAGAAAGAATTAGGAATCAGATGAGCATTCTACAAACTATATTAGATAAAGTTGGTGGACAAGTAAGTGAAGACTGGTTTCGCAGTCAGTTACTTGAACAACTTGGTGACACAAACTTTGAAACAGACTACGCTGATACAGCTGGATTTGCTCCTGGCGAATTATATTTTTTTACATATCAGGCTCAAACAAAACAACCATATTACGACATGTATCCGTTGTCATATGTGATTGAAATGACATCAAATGGATTTCTGGGATGTAATCTACACTATGTTAAATTGACTGAAAGAGATGAACTTGCAATGAGCCTACTAAATAACTCTGCTCAGGGTTCAGTTGCAGTTCCACAAAGAACACTACATAAATATGTTTATGCTGGTGTAAGAGGGACACCATACCGCATTCCAAATGCTGAATGGTCAGATGTAGCACAATTACCCACTGAAAGATTTATTGATATGTCGGGCATCCCAGTTCCAAGAAGTAGAGTTTACAACAAAAACTAATGTCAAAAAGTAGAGTTTATGGTTTTGATGACGATGATGGTGGATCATCTAGAGTGTCGTTTGAATTTGACGATAATCAAAATTTGTTAGGAATAACAAAAGATGGAAATCCAGTTAATCCGACTAGTGCAGAATTCACTACTTTTAGTGATTCGGACGAGTCGGTAGCAGCGTTTAACGTAAATAAATATGGAACAAACTTAGATGCTTATGGAGATTCTGTTGATAAAGCTGATGCAGAGGTTCTTGCAGAAAATTTCGCTGATGAAACATCAAGAATAAACAATGAACAATTTATTGAGGAAGATTTCGATAGTCCAGCACCAATTGCATATAATACTGGCAGTAATGTAGAGGATTATGAAAGAGGTGAAAGAAAGAAATATATATTTTTTGGTAAAAAAGTAAAAAGTGATATCTTTGCATATCCAGTCGATATTGATCCGAATCAAGATCATTTTAAAATAACAAGATATAGATACGCTAGACCAGATGTAAACCAAAGTAAACCACCACGCAAAGAGGATCTTGCTCCCCCATTTGGATTAGCAAGAATCAATGTAGCTGGTGATGGTGTGAGAGGTAGTAAACAACTCGGAAGTATCATATTACCCATGCCAAAGGCAACTGATGTAAATGGTGTTGAATGGGGAAAAAGTGACTTAACAACAAGTGGACTTGCAGCTTTGGGTGTTGCTCGAGGAATGTCTCTTGGTGGAAGACTCACAGGAAAAACAGATATACAAAGAGCTATTGATATGAATGCAGGCTCTGGGGGTGGAGATGGTGGTGCTGGTGGAAACAATAATATAAGAGGAAATCCAGATTTTTTTAATAGAACAAGACAGTTTGGACAAGCTCGAATGGCACAATCAATAGCTCAGTTTGCTGGTAATAGATTTGGTGTGGACTTAGATGCAGATACATTCTTGGCCAGAACTGGTGGACAAGTTTTAAATCCAAACTCAGAAATGTTATTTCAAGGGCCTGTTATCAGAGACTTTTCCTTTAAATTTACAATGATCGCAAGAAGTGAAGATGAAGGTGCAGAAATTAGAAAGATAATTCGTTTCTTAAAACATGGAATGGCACCAAAATTTAGAAATACAGTTTTTTTAGAAACTCCTGATATATTCACATTAGAATACAAAAATGGGCCTACAGATAAAGATCAACTGAAAACTGTTAATAGATTTAATCCAGGCGGACTTGCATTAACTACAATGAACGTAGATTACGCTCCAAATGGTTATTGGTCTGCATATCGAGATTCACAACCAGTTCAACTCTCAATGGAACTTAATTTTACTGAATTAAGACCTATATTCCAAGGAGATCAAGACATAACTCCAGAAGACAGTGTAGGTTACTAATATGACATACTCAGGATCACCAAATAGTTACTTTAGGCAACTTCCAGACCTTGATTATCCTTCTTTAAGGAATGATAGGACATCTGCTTATGATTATCAAATTGTAAAAAATATATTTAAAAGAGCAGTCATTCGTACTGATATTTTTAATGAAGTTACAGCTTTTACAAAATATTCCGTGCAAGGAGATGAAAGACCAGATCAAGTTGCATATAATTTTTACAATGACTCTGCACTCGATTGGGTTATTTTAACTACCAATAATATAGTTCATCTCAGAGATGAGTGGCCAATGGGAAGTGCTGACTTTTTGACTTACTTAAACGCAAAATACACTTCTGAACAATTATCAAATATTCATCACTATGAGACTAAAATTATCAGAGACTCAAAAGGAAGATTAATTCAACCAGAGGGTTTAAAAGTTCCAGCTGGACACTCTATTAGTTTTTTAGACAATGGTGTTTTAAGAACAGAATCATCACTTACATCATATACCTTTTTAGAACATGAAACAATTGTAAATGATGCAAAGAGAAATATCAATATTTTAAGAAGTGAATATCTAAATCTTTTCCTAGAGGACTTTGCTAACATTATGGAATATCAAGAATCAAATCAATTTGTGAGTGATGATCTTAAGAAAACAGAAAATCCAAGACTTATTTCGCCATAAAAAAAGAGGTCACTTTGAGCGACCTCTGGCGTAAAAATGGCCCCGAATTTTTTTCGGGGTATTTTCTAATTTTCAGCTAGTTTTGCAAAATAGCTAAGTGCATCTTCTTCATCCTCATCTGTATTGACAGAGGATG